CCGCGTTTAACTCATTGTCGGCCTTGCCGTCATCCGGCACTTTGTACAGATCCGGGTGGGTCATCTCCATGAACACCGTGATGGGCGACACCCCACACGCCGTGCACCAATCCATGATCTCGTCACTGTCCGGGCTGGTACATCCTTTTTCCCAGCTCTGCACGGTGCGCTCTCCTTTTTCGATGCGCCTTGCGATCTCCGCTTGACTCAGACGGGCAGACACCCGTGCTTTTGCAAGCGCTTTTCCGATTTGGCTTGCCGTAAAATAACTCATACTTTCACCCCCATAATATCGGCGTATTTTTAACAAAAAATGGCGCAGAAAAAATCTGCGCCATTCGACAAATTTTATCCGTATTTTATTTTCCAACGGCGCATGGTAGAATTTGGTTTATAAATCGTAGATGTGCACAAAAGAAAGGAGAAAACAAAATGGATTTTGAGCAAAGAAACGGTAAAGAAACCGAAATGACCATCATCGATGGAATGCCCGCCAGTATCCTGACTGGCACCGACCGCACCCCTGCACCCTGGGAGGAATGAGTTATGAAAAATCTGTCACACTTTCGCACCCATGCCCGTGCCCTGCTGGCCTGCTATTTGGATATGACCCCGGAGCAGCAGCGCCTTGCTTGCGCTTACATTCAAGATAAGGCCCTGCCGGAGGTGCAAGCCCTGCGTAACGCAGCCGGTGAGCCCGGCGGGGCGCTGGCTGCTGATCTGTTGCAAAATTTGCAACAGCCTTGCAACCGCGAATAAGCTGAAATGTCAGCGCAAATCCACATTTTTCAGCGTATTTTTCCGCTGAAAGAAGGGAACGAATAGGGATTGACGACAACAACCAGCGGTTTTATAATACGGTTGTGAACAAGTTCACACATCAATATCCAACGGCAGTTGCGCCGTATTCCGCCTGGCTTTGGCTAAATCCTTCAAACTCCAGCTGTTCAATCAGACCGGAGCGAGAGAAAGACATAGAATTGATATAATTTTTTGCTCTTATTGCAGCCTGTTCGTCCCAGTCAGCACCACAATGATCTACGGCATAAGTAGCATCTTCCGTGGAATATCCTTCATACTCAAGCTGGTCTTCAAGGCCGCTGTAAGAGAATCCCATACCAGCGCTCAGGTAGTTTTCGGCAGACCGCAAAGCGTTTCTCTGCCCCATTGTAAGGCCATCATCGGCAGAAATTGACGATTTTATGGACGTGCTGCTCTTTGTTCCGGACGTTGAACTTGTCGTGCTGGAAGAAGGGGTAATCATCATAACGAACACGATCAGCGCAACACTAACAGCGACCGCGCATCCGCATCCGTGACCTTTTTTCTTCTTTTCAGGCTTTTCGTCTGATTCGATAGCTGCTGTCACGGGACCCGAAGCAACAGGTGCTCCGCATTCAGGGCAGAATTTCACGTTCTCAATTTCAGCTCCGCATTTTGGACATTTCATAAAACGCACCTCACATATACAAAAATAGGCAGCCAACCAGCTGCCGAAAAACTAAGTTATCAAGGAAAATGCCAAAGGAGGAAAATAAAGTGCAAGAAAATAGCACAAAGTTTGCAAAATGTGATACAATGGAAGAAAAGTGCCGTCTCAAAGCTTTATTTTCTTCTCTGTCGGCACAGGAAAAACAAGAGGTGCTTTCCTATGCGGAAAGCCTGCTCAACAGCAGAAAGGAGTAAATCTGTGGATAAGTACGAGATTGAACTGGGCCGGTACAAAACCAGAATTTTTGCTCTTCTGGCAACGGAAGCGTCCGGCCTGCCCGGAATCAAAAGCGAAGAGTGCGCAAATTGCGACCACCGGTGCTCTCTTGAAATCGGGTGTTACTGCTTCAACTACGGATGTGGAAAGGGTAAGACCACGGAAGAGCTGCATGAAGCATTTGACCGCGTTTGTGATGCGCTTAAAATTTCTGACCGAAGATGGTCACCAGCAAATCCAATGCGGCCTGAAGTATTTGATTCTCCCGATCTGCTCGAAGTTCTTGAAGATAGGCTTCTCCAGCTAGCGGAAGAGAATAAATGTACTCGCTGGGAAGAAAACCACCCACCCCGTCAGGAATATACTCTTTGCGGCGCTCATCAATCAGGCCGCGGCCCTTCAAGTTCTGAATGTACCGATTCTGGCCGTTGAAACTGAAATCCTCGCCAGAAATGAGGCAGACTTCGTGCTGGTTCATTTTCCCGTTGTGCTTCTCCATATATAATAGGAGCGCAAGGCTCGTTTTGTCCAAAAACTCAGCCATTGGGGTTTTCCTTCCTCTTTGCAACCTTAAATTCCATATACTCCAGCAGATCTGCACGGTCTGCATCGGTCATCTGACTTAGCAGCGAGTCAAACCTTGCATCCAGCTCACTCCCTTCACTGGGGGCGGGCTTTTCTTTTTGCTCTTCGCCCATAAGCTCTTCAATAGAAATTTGTAGAAAATCAGACACAAGCAGTAGCTTATCTTTCGGCGGATAGCGCTTTCCATTAGCCCATTTTCCTACTGTTCCGTTGGCGAATTTCAAATCTTTCTCCATTTTTGTAATGGAGCTTCCTTGATTTTTGCACGATGCACGGATAAATTCTACCAGTTCAGGCAAAGAACGCATAAAAAATCCTCCAATAGCCTAATTTTCTATTGACAACTAGAAAATTAGGCTATATAATAGAGAGCGTAAGGAGCAGACAAAACCAAAGCCCCTGACAATATTATATCGGGCAGACGCTAGATTTTATTCACTTTGTACCTCGCAACTACATAGTAGCATATTTTCTAGTGATTTTCAAGCCCGGAAAGGAGAATTGCTAGTGAATGTATCAAAAATTGACCAGTTTTGCAAGTTGCACGGACTGAGCCGCACCGATCTGGAGGCGGCGGCAGGCCTGAGCAACGGCGCAATCGGAAAGTGGGAGCGCTCTATTTACGGGCCCAGCCTTTCGCAGCTGCTCAAGCTCGCAAAGTATTTCAAGGTCACACTGAACGAGCTTGTGGTCTACGATGAGGAAGGAAAAGGAAAGGAGAATACAAGTGCCTGATTTTGAAACATTTTTGCTTGCGCTTGCATCGATTGCGCTCATTGTCGTTGCTTTTGGCTTTTCGTGGGCCGTCATTTCCGGCCTTTGGTGGATTATCTGCATGCTCATCGGTTGGCAGTTTTCTTTCGGCGTATCAACGGCGATCTGGATTGTGGCGATGCTTCTGAAATGGGTGACAAGCCATGATTAAGCCCGAACCGTGGACTGGCCGTCTGATTGGCCGGATGCACAACAACCAGATTACAGTAGGCGACGTAGCAAAGCATCTTGGATTTTCGAGATGCTACTGTTCACTGATTTTGAGCAGCAAGCGCAACCCTCCCGGCATTCGGGAAAAGATGGAAACTGCCGTCAGTGAGATCATCAAGGAAAAGGAGGACAAAACGGCATGAGCGAATTAAACAATCTCATCCCCATTAGCTACGACAACCCGGAGCGCCCCACGGTGAGCGGCCGGGAGCTGCACGACTTCTTAGAAGTCAAATCCAAGTATGCAGACTGGTTCAAGAATATGTCTGCATACGGATTCACTGAAAACATCGATTATGTGTCGCTTTCTAAAAATTTAGAAAACGGCGGAAGGTCGATTGACCACCAGCTCACCATCCCGATGGCGAAGGAGCTGTGCATGATCCAGCGCAACGAGCGTGGCAAGCAGGCCCGGCAATATTTCTTGGCCGTGGAGGCCCAGTGGAACAGCCCGGAAGCGGTCATGCGCCGGGCGGTGCTTATCGCCCAGAAGCAGAACGACCAGCTCAAGGCCGCAAACCGCCAGCTTCTGGCAGAGAACAGCGACCTGAAGCCAGATGCAGAGTATGCCCGGGCGGTGTGCGTGGGCAAGAACTGCCGCACCACTACCACCCTTGCCAAGGATTACGGCCTGAGCGCCGAGAAACTCAACAGCATCCTTCACGGCCTGAAGATCCAGTACAAGACCAGCGACGGCCAGTGGGTGCTATACGCCAAGTATTGCGGCAAGGGTTACACCAAAAACCGCAAATCCACGCCGTTCCAGCACAAGAGCACCGGCGAGTGGGACACCAAGAACACTACCGTATGGACGGAAGCCGGACAGCGGTTCATTTATGAGCAGCTCAAGGCCATTGGCCTGACACCAAGCATCGACCACAAAGAGAATGTGGAACAGACCACGTTTGAAAGGGGTGCGTAACATGAAATTTACGATGCTAGATAAGATTTGCAAGCTCATCGGCAAGTACAACGAGTTGGAACAGCAGGCTATGGTTAATGTCGCTGGAGGTGCATTTCGCACTATGCTCGGCAAGATGCCTACCAAAGAAGAGGAAAACGCTTCGGAGAAGGCCAGCATTTACCACTGGATGCAGGAGGATTTGAAGCAGCTACTGGAAGAGGACGAAGCTGCAGCAGCCCAGGAAGACACCCGCAAGACCGCCCCGGCGGGCAAGTGGTGCGCGGACTCAGCGGCACGGGCAGCTGAGAGCGCCGCAAAGGGGGTGCGGAACAATGGGTGAAGCACTGTCGATCATCATCGCGTTTGCCGTTCTTCTGGGCATCTCGTGGGGCGTTACCTGCGCCGCCGTGTGGGCCATCTGCGCATTGATGCACTGGACGTTCACCTGGGCCGCCGGAACGGCGGCGTGGATCGCGCTCTTGCTCATTGGCAGCTTTGTCAGATCTAAGAAGTGAGGCGCTGACCATGCCTGCACAGAAGAAACACACCAATAAGGAAGGTTATGAACATGAGTGAGAAAATCATCGCCTACAAGGCCATGGACAAAAACATGAGGTGCCGTGGCAAGCAGTACGAGGTGGGCAAGACCTACCATGAGGACAAGGCCGACTGCTGCCGCGCTGGTATGCACGCCTGCGAGAACCCGCTGGATGTGCTGCAGTACTACCCGTTGAGGGATAGCCCGCGCTTTTTTGAGGTCGAGTGCGGCGGGAACGTGGATAAAAGCGGAGAGGACAGTAAACTGGCCTGCACTGAGCTGACGGTAAAAGGTGAGGTAAATTTTGCAGGGCTGGTAAAAGCTGCGGTGAATGCCGTTTTTAATCGGGTGAAGGGCAAAGAACCTTTTTCCAGCGGCAATTACAGCACGGCTGGTTCGAGCGGCAATTACAGCACGCTGGTTCGAGCGGCAATTACAGCACGGCTGGTTCGAGCGGCGATTACAGCACGGCTGGTTCGAGCGGCGATTGCAGCACGGCTGGTTCGAGCGGCAATTACAGCACGGCTGGTTCGAGCGGCAATTACAGCACGGCTGGTTCGAGCGGCGATTGCAGCACGGCTGGTTCGAGCGGCAATTACAGCACGGCTGGTTCGAGCGGCAATTGCAGCACGGCTGGTTCGAGCGGCGATTGCAGCACGGCTGGTTCGAGCGGCAATTACAGCACGGCTGGTTCGAGCGGCGATTGCAGCACGGCTGGTTCGAGCGGCGATTGCAGCACGGCTGGTTCGAGCGGCGATTGCAGCACGGCGGGTTCCAGCGGCGATTACAGCACGGCGGCAGCCACTGGAGTTTATTGCAGTGCAAAAGCAGACGGAAAAGATAGCATTGCCGTTGTAAACGGTGCTTGCGGTAAGGCGTGCGGCGCGCTGGGTTGCTATCTGGTGTTGACCGAGCACGACGATGACGGCAATATGTTGCTGGCCAAAATGGCGAAGGTTGACGGGGTTGTTATCAAAAAGAACACCTGGTACACGCTCAAAAACGGAGAGTTCGTAGAGGTCAAGCCGTGAAGAAGCACTACAACAAGCGCTGGCTTGAACAGCGCCGGGACAAGAACCAGCCTGCACGGCTGGCACACATCAAAGAAAAGAGGTCGAAGCATGATGAAGGTCATACAGGGCACCTTCCGGCAGATTCCGTACTGGAAACTTCGGGGCCGGTTCCACAGCTGCGGCTACCGCGATCAGGAAGTCGCTAAGTATATCGGCATTGGCCGGGACACCATGAGCGGCAGGATGCAGGGGCACAATCCGTGGACAAGCGCAGAGATCACAGCAATGTGTGAACTGCTTGACATCAGACAGAATGAGATCGGGGAACTGTTTTTCCCCTCACTTGAGAAAGGAGAATCCGCATGAAGATCAAATCCCGCATCTGGTACTGGCTGGCTGCTGCCAGCGGTGCCGCAAGTCTGCTGTACGGCATGGGCATCGAGGGCAGTGCACAGACGGGCAGCACCATCTCCGACGGCCAGTTTGCCACGGCCCTGTGCCTGGTGCTGGCAGCGGTGATGTTCCTGCGGCTGGGATTTGCCGCCCAGGATCGTGAGCAGAACGCCCGCCGCTATGGCCGCGTTGACCGTACCCACGCCCGCACCGAAGAGCCGGACTACCGGCAGAACCGGAGGGGCGCATGAAAAGCAAACGAGCCCGCCCGTGCTGGTAACACGGACGAGCCCAAAGGGGGATGGAATTGTGAAGACCCATCCCCTTGATGATATCACATCAGAAAGGATTTTACAAATGAAAGGTATTTTAGCCGAACCGGGCAAGGCCCCGGTGATCGCGTCCCTGCCCGACAGCCTGTGGGCCATTGAGAACCGGCTGGGTACGCCCTGCGAGATGATCGTGCTGCCCCGCACCCCGGCGGTGCTGTTCGTGGGCCGGTACGATGGTCCCATCCAGCCCGCCAGCCTGCTCAACCGCACCTACCGGGGCCGCCAGCTTTACGGGCCCATCCTTTGCTACGGATGGAAGGGCAACAACATCCAGCCCATGAACAAGGATGTGCAGACCGAGATGCTGGACCGCCTGAAGGGCACGGAGGTAAGGGTATGATCATCAGCCAGAACAGCAACGATGTTTACTACGCCTATACCCGTGGGCGCTTCTGGCGCTGGGACGAATCCGCACAGGTCTGGAAGGAAAGCCATCTGCTGGCCCAGAAGTTCGACAAGGCCAAGGCCGCTGAAAAGCATCTGACCCCGGAAGCGTTTCTGACCAGCGACGAGTTCATCCCGATGGACGACTACGAGCTCCCCGAGCAGATGCTGACGGCCCTCAGGGAGGCCAAGCCCTGCAAGAATGCACCGGTAGACCCGGTGGAAGAGGAACCGGAAGTGCCCGGCACCCAGACCGCGCAAGAAAAGCCCCTGACCACCGTGCCGGATGCGATGCGCCCGGCGTTCGATTATTCCGGCCTGACCGACCAGACCGTGGAAGACCTGCATTTTGCGGAGAACGAATACCGCCACGGTAAGCAGATGGCCGAACGCGGCCTTGTGCACATGGGCAATGCCATTGCCGCCGCCCATGATGCGCTGTGCGGAGTTGTCGCACAATGCGACAACGGTGAAGATGGAGCTTGTCGCACAATGCGAAAAGCTCGAAACAACCAGCATAGCGAGGATACGTTCAAAAGCTGGTGCGTGTCCATCGGCATCACCAAGGATACCGCATACCGGCTGCTGCAAGTCTCGGCACTGCTGGACGGCAGCAGCCCCCGCCAGCAGAAGATCCTGAAGGAGCTGTCTCCTACTCTGCTGTATGCCGTAGCAAAGCCCAGCGCCCCTGCAGAGCTGGTGGAGAAGGTCAAGAGTGGTGACATCACCACCAACAAGCAGTATCAGGAAGCCATGGCCCAGATCAAGGCCGAGAAGGACCGTGCCGCTGCTGCCGAAGCCCGGGAGGAAGAGGCGTGGAACATGGTAAGCAAAGCGCAGGATGAAGCCCAGACTGCCAAAAACGACTTGGATGCCGCCCTTGCGGATGTGCAGGGGCTGGACGAGGAAAATGCCCGGCTGAAAGCCGAGAAAGAAAAGGCAGAACGGAGCTATAACGAAATGTACGAAAGCCGCATTGCGGCCAACCTCCAGCGCCAGAAGGCCGAAGCCGAGCGCGACAGGGCCGAAGAGAGAGCCAAAAATGCCGAAGACGCTTTGAAAAAGCAACCCATCACGGCGGTCATCGACGAGGAAGAGATTGACCGCCGGGCCGCAGAAAAAGCCTGGGGCCTTGCCGATGCCCGGAACGCCGAACTGGCCAAAGACAATGCCAACCTGAAGAAACAGGTTGCGGCACTCCGTTCCCGCATCAACGATGATGCCCAGGCAGATTTTGAGCAGGCCAACTACTGCGCCAGCCTGATGCGGGCGGCGTGGGATAACAGCAAGGCCAGCTATTCCCGGCTGGTGGGCGAAGATCTGGAAAGCACCTTTCAGACCATCTGCAGTACCCTGAACAGCATCATGGAGGAGGCCTCCCTGCTCTGCCGCCAGCCGCCGGATTATGACGGAGGTGACAAGGATGAATGAGATGTACAGTCTCGATCTTGACCGTTACGGCCCGCCCATGGAGCCGCCCGATGACTACTACTTTGCCCCCGACCGGGAGCCAGAAGAGGAGGAACTGACCGATGACGAATGAATTGACCGTCCGGGTAGAGCGCCCGGTGATCCCGGCTATGAACTGGAACAAGGATGAGGTGCAGAAGAACCTTGACGAGATGCTGGCGGCCTACAAAGGCCGGGTCTACACCCCGGAGAGCATCAAGAGCGCCAAGGAGGACCGGGCAAAGGTCAACGGCTGGGATAAGCAGCTTGGAGCTGCTGCCACGGCAGCGAAGAAGCTCTACATGAAGCCGCTGGAAGATTTCCAGCGGAGCATCAAGGAGATGCAGGGCAAATGCAAGGAGATTTCCGGAGCGATTGACGCACAGGTCAAGGCTGTGGAGGCCGCCGAAAAGGAAGAAAAGGCTTCTACCCTGCGCCTGATCTACCGGGACAACATCGGCGAGTTGGAAGCTCTCATTCCGTTTGAACGCCTGTTGGACAACCGCTGGCTGAACAAGACGTTCGCCATTGCGGAAGCAAAAAAGGCCCTGTGCCAGTCCATCGAGAACATCCGCAGCGACCTCGACTTTATCCGCGAGAACTGCGGAGAGGATGTCGAACCCTGCACCACCGAATACCTGCGCAACCTGAGCGTGAACGAGGCCGTCCGCGAGCATACCCGCCGCGAGAAGTCCCGGCAGGCACAGAGGGACGCAGAGGCCGCCAGAGAAGCGGCAGAGCGGGCGCGGGCTGCTGCTCCGGTAATTGTTCCCCCGACCGCAGAAGAACGCGAGATGCGGGCGCAAGCCACCGCAGCAACGCAAGCCGCCGCATTCATCACGCCGGAGGGCCGTCTGGACATGGAGGCGATGCAGAGCTTCGCCGCTGCGCAGGAGGCTTCCTCCCGCAAGCGCTATTACTTCTGGGTTGAGTTCACCAAAGAAGACATTGCATGGTTCCGCAGCGCTGCCAAAGAACGCGGGTTCGATTTCGGCAGCATCAAATAATCTTCAACATTCTAGGAGGTAACAAAAATGGGTTTCACTTCACGCGCTGGCGCTGCTGCGCCGAATACCACTACCACAGTTCAGAGCCGCTCCTTCGCTGCTCAGGTCAAGCAGAGCGAAGCGATGCAGCCGGTCGCAGAATCTAAGCCGGTCGAAATCGAGAGCATGGACGGCCAGCATCTGACCGTCACCTTTGACGATGTGCGGAACTTCATCTGCAAAGATGCGACCTTCGCAGAGTGCCGCATCTTCTTGGAGACCTGCAAGCAGTACCACCTCAACCCCTTTACCAAAGAGGCATATCTTATCCACTACGACAATAAGAACGGCGACAGCGCGTCCACCATCGTGCTGGGCAAGACCTGCTATATGAAGATGGCCGAGCGTCACCCGCAGTATGACGGATTTGAAGCTGGCGTTATCGTGCTCGTGCCGGAAGTTGGCGAGATTATTCACCGCGAAGGATCCATCGTCTACGAGGACGAGAAGCTGGTCGGCGGCTGGGCCAAAGCCTACCGTAAGGACCGCAGCCGTCCCTTCTACGAAGAAGTGAAGCTGAGCGAATACGACACCAAGAAGTCCTTGTGGGCAACGAAGCCTGCAACGATGATTCGTAAGGTGGCCCTCGTCCACGCGCTGCGCGAATCCTTCCCGGCCACGTTTGGCAGCCTCTACGATGAGAGCGAGGTTCCGGTAGATGCAGAAGCATCCTGCCGCGAGGTCGAGAACGAGCAGCCCGAAATCGGCGCTATGCAGCCCCGCAAACTGAAGCCGAAAAAAGAACAGCCCGAACCGTTGGCAGCCGAAACCACCGACACCAACGATGATCCGTTTGGCGGTGATGGCGAATGATTATCAAGACGAGCACTGGTGCAATGGTGGCCGGAGCGCTGGCCCGCGACCCGGAAATCAAGGAAACGCGGACTGGAAACCAGTTCTTGAGCATGAGTGTCAAGGCGCACAGCGTCAAGGATGATTCCGGCAAGTGGAACAGTGTTTTCGTGGAGTGCTGCATCTGGCGCGATTTGGACCGCTGGGATGGACTGCTGCACAAGGGAGATTTTGTCGTGGCGTTTGGTCGGGAGCTGAAAAGCCACGAATCCAACGGAAAGACCTATTGGAATCTCGATGCTGATGGCGTTGTGGTTGGAGGCCTTGTCAATGCAAGCTGGGTTCAGATAGCAATCGACATGATGCAGCCGCCGGCCGAACAGGCAGAAACCGATGACTTTGCACCGGTGGAGGACGAGACACCCTTTGAGACCGACTCCAAGCCGCCGCAAAGCGCTTCTCAGTCGGAACCAGCAAAACAACCCACCCCGGCGGCAGCACCCGAATATGACGACGATAGCCGCCCGATTTCGGACACGGACGACTTGCCGTTCTGATTCACCGTTGAGAGAAAGGAGGTGAGCAGATGGCAATTTTTCGTTGCGTTTCGCCGAACTTTTGGTCAGACCCGAAGGTGGACGATGACTTCACCCCGGAAGATAAATACTTTTATCTCTACCTTCTCACCAATCCGCACACCACTTTGAGTGGATGCTATGAGCTGGGCAAGCGGCAAGCGAGCAGAGAGCTTGGATACAACGAAGAGACCGTAGACCGACTTATCCACCGAATGGAAACTGTTCACAACGTTATCCGCTATGACAAGGCAACGAAAGAGATATTGCTTCTTAACTGGCACAAATACAACTGGTCGAAATCACCCAAATGCCTGAAGGGCGTTGAGTATTCGCTGCAAAACATCAAGAGTGATGCGTTCAGAAAATACTGCGCAGATACCCTATCTATACAGTATCGGTACAGTATAGATACAACTGTATCTGTAACTGCTACTGTAACTGAACCTATTACTGAAACTGTTATCTATCCTAATAGAGATAGCTTAAATAACAGCAAAGAGAAAGCCCCGGCAGCTGATGCAGACCTCGCCCAGATTATTCAGCGGTACGAGGAAGTTGCAGGCAGCTTTCCGCGTTCAGCGCTGGACAAGCTGCAAAGCTGGCGGCAGGTTTGCGGCACAGACTTGATCTTGCTGGCAATTGACCGGGCAGCGGAAGCAAATAAACGGTCGTGGGCCTACATAAACGGAGTCTTAGCCAGTTGGCAACGCGAAGGTGTTCAGACGGTTGGCGATGTAGCTGCAAGCGATGAGCAGTACCAGAGCCGCCAGCAGCAGGCACGGCCCGGCAGCGCTACCGGTGGAAGAAAGCCCACCGAGAGCGTGGACGATCAGCTGACCAGAGTGCTGGCAAACATGGACAGAAAAAGAGGGTTTGAGCAATGACGAAAGAAGAAACGGCCCAGCTGATACGGATGAACTTCACGCTGTACAAGCTGGGCAGCAAACCCCTCACGGATGAGGAAATGGAAACCACCCTTGACGTGTGGACGTATCAGTTCCGGGATTATCCCGGCGAAGTGGTGAAGCGGGCGTTTCTGGCCGCGAATCGCGTCTGCGTCTATCCCATCACGGTGGCCGATATCTACAAGCAGCTTTCCCAGTGCATCAACCCGGATGCAGAGTGGGAGGCGCTGGCCGATGCAGCCCGCAAGGCACAGAAATACATGAGCTGGAAAAACTTCCCGATGGTGACCGGCATTGACGAGAAGGGCGGGATTATCCGTAGCAATGGCACGGAAGAGCTGCAAGAGCTGTATGACAGCCTCCCACCGGCGGCCAAAACTTACGCTGGGAGCGTGGGCGGCCTGAAGGAGCTGGCCATGACCCCGGACCTGACCTATCGCCGGGTCGAGTTCCTGAAGCAGTCGCGGGAGGACATTACGACAACGCCGAGGGAAGCCGCCCGGCTGCGCGGCACGTCTGACCCAGCTAGATTGGAGGCAGTCAATGGGTAAGTTCAGGGTTTTAAAGTTCAGGGTTTTAGTGGAGTGCCGCAACGAGGGCGGCACAGATCTCCACTGCTGGATCGTGGAAGCGAAGAACCCAGGCGAGGCAGAGCATATTGCCGTCTCCAGGGCTCGGGCCTTCTACCCCGAGTTTGACGAATTTGAACCTGTAAGGACGGAGGCGGTGAAGAATGGGTAAGTGCGTGCTGGATTATTTGCCTCGCGAAGAGATTCTCGCACAACTTGCGGAGGAGGCTTCAGAGCTTGCCCAAGCGGCATTGAAGCTGCGTCGTGCGCTGGATGGTACGAATCCGCCACCGGGAGCGTGGCAAGAAACGGTTTCTCGGAAGTGAATTTAGAGGTGAAAGATAAATGGGAGCTTTTATTGCAAGACAGCCTAATGGCCTGTTGTGCAGGTTTTCTTCGGTTGTAGATTGCATTACCGATTACAACATGACCGAAGATGAATACATCGAAATGTGTGCAGAAAAAGCACGAAAAGAAGCACGAGATGTTCTTGACCACTATATGCAACCGTTTGAACTGGTGGACAAGCGATTCTACCCGAACAACATGACAGTGGAAGAACATAAGCGGATTATGAAGGAAATGGAAAAGCCCGTTGACAAAGCAACTCATATTCCGTGAGCTTAGAGGTGAACGGGGATGAGCAAAAGAAAGTATAAGCCGGGCTGTTACATTATTTCTCTTGATGATTTGATGGGGCAGGAACTTGTTTATTACGGCGGGAAACTGCTCCACAAGGGATGGTTTGGCAACTGGCAGCTGTGGTATGCGAAAGCTGAGCTTGCCAGACTGCGCATTCGGGAAGCTGTGAGAACGGAGGAAGAACATGAAGCCAAAAACGAAATCCGAGCTGATGGCTGAGTGGGCCAGCCAGCCCGGGCAGCTCAAGAAAGAGCGGGAGGTCAAGGCTGTCCGCAAGGCCATGGAGGATGCCCGCGCCGTGATTCAGGACGGTCTGACCCGGTACGTCAAGAAAAAGACCAAAGCCCGCAGCATGGCAAAAGCTGAAGCTGACCCATTTGCTGAGCTGGAAGGCTGGGAGAGCATGGAGCAGATCCAAGATGCCTACGGCTATGGCGAGATCACTGCCGACAGGCGGGACAAACTCACTGACCTGTGGGAAGACCGGGAAGCTGCCAGAAACAGCCGCAAGGGCGCGGACAAGTACCATGACCTTGTGACGGAAATGCTGGAAACGGCCATCCGCCGGGTGGGCAATGAGTACGCAGATATGCTGTTTGAGTATGACCAGCAGCGCAGAGAAGCTGAAAAGCAGTGCGAGCAGCTGGCAATGGAAGGGATGATGAAAAAATAAAACCTGAAAAGAGAATGATCTGCTTTATCGTGTCAGCAGCATTGCTGATTGTGACGCTGTGGTTTACATCCTGCGGTGCGGCCACTGCCGAGGCAGAAGTTGAAAGAAAGCCATGCTACCACGTCACGGTCTACTCCCCGGCGATCGAACAAGTGGGCTATGCCAGCAGAAGGGAACCGAAGTACACCATCACCGTGGACAGCTTTGGTGAGCTGCTGCCTGACACGAAGCTATCTGCTGAGCGTGAGTATCAGCTGCTCCGTATCCCTCGGTCAGATGGCCGCTTTGAGCTGGTATCCACCTCACTGGTGGAGATCGAGTATTACTGATTGGAGGTGCGAGCGTGAAAGCTGTATTGATGAGTGTCAAGTCTGAATGGTGCGAGAAGATTCTCGGCGGCGAAAAGACCGTAGAAATTCGCAAGACCAGGCCGAAGCTGGAACCTCCCTTCAAGTGCTACATATACTGCACTTTGGCCGGGAGCGACAGCCTATTTATGGATGTCCTCAACCGGGATGTGGCCGCGTGGAACCGTGGCGGCTGGCCAGAAAAAAGGGGATGTGTCATTGGAGAGTTCATTTGCGATGACATCCGACGCATTGGCCCTGAATACTGTGTCGTCAAAGAAGATATCGAATCTGCAATTGCTGGAAGCTGTCTCACAGTACCGCAAGTCAAAGACTATGCCGGATGGAAGTCCGGACTGAGTTATGCAGATTTGAAAGACTTGTATGGCTGGCACATTTCTGATCTCAGGATTTACGACAGGCCCCGGAAGCTCCAGGAGCTCACCGGCTTGCGAAATACCAGGTTTGGCATGGAGCCCGTGGAGATCACCCACCCGCCTCAGAGTTGGGGCTATGTGGAGGATGGCAAATGAAAATTATCCTTTACGGCGACCCCCGCACAAAGAAAAACTCCGCCCGTATCCTCAAGGCCCACGCAAACCGCCGCATTGTGGCCCCCAGCGAGGCATTCATGCAGTATCAGGAAAAGTGCCTGTGGCAGATCAAGCGGCCTTACAACCCCATCACAGCCCGCGTGAACGTGCGGTGTGTGTACTACATGGCCACCCGGCGCAAGGTTGACCTTGCAAACCTCATAGAGGCTACAACCGACATTCTGGTAAAGGCCAGGGTGCTGGCGGACGATAACAGCCAGATCGTGGCCGCCCACGATGGCAGCCGGGTGGATTACGACAAGAAAAACCCCAGAGCAGAAATCTGGATCGAAGAAATGGAGGCAGATACATGATCCAAACCTGGACACCTGACACCAACGAGCCGGAACTGCCGGATTACCGCACCGTCAAGGCATGGTTCCAGCAGTGCAGAGACCTGGCGGAGCAGGTCGAGGCCCAGAAGCAGAAGATCCAGCGCATCCGGGACACTGCCGAAAAATGCACCCAGAGCATGAGCGGGATGCCGATGGGCGGTGGAGCCGGTGACAAGGTGGGCTTTGCCGTGGAGAGAATCGACACAGAAGAGCGGAACCTCAAGCAGATGGAGCTTGATCTCTGTGAACTGCGCATCGAAGCTGCCCGGCGGGCCTACTGCCTGAGCGGGTCTGCTCGGTCTGAAAAGCAAGCAAAGTGCATCTGCGGCTGGTATATCGACCTGAAGCCCCAAAAGAAGATTGCGGTGGACGTGGGCTTGTCCAGAGACAATTCGGTCTCCACCTACATCCACGAGGGGTTTGATGCCTTGGCAGAAATCTGGGAGGATGTACAAAACGACCATTGAAAGCGCTTTGATTTCTACGCTTTATTTGAATCGTTGTGAAACACATGTGAATCGAAGTGTGGTAAAATGATTACAAGCGGAGCCGCGCAAAGCGGTGCGCCGCTTCTCAGCAGCTTCCAAAGCGCGGCCCCGTACGGATTCTCCTTTCGTTCATGCCGCTTAACGCTTTTTCGCTTTGACACCGTGCTTTGCGGGCTGCTTCTATGCGATGTAACACTTAGGTGCCCCACCGACCCGGGAGATGGGATGCGGTTCGACTCCGCGACATCGCACCGAACGCCGCAAAGTCTGTAACGCGGCATGTCTGACGCATGGAGTGATTCACCACCGGTGTGCGGGTGGGTGTGGGATTCCTGAAATCTTGCCCACGCCCTGAAACCTCCGCCCGTGAACAGCAGCACCGGAAATCCGAGCGGGCCAGCATGCCCCGCAGGATGTGCGTCAACTCAAGCAGCCCCGGCGGCGAACCGTGGGCTGTTTTTATTTGCTATATGGCCGCCTGAGCGCAATGTGGAGCGCGGTGCGTGTGTGTAGGCACGGCTGGTTCGATTCCAAGGGCGGCTTTATACTCCGGCAGCTCAAGTGGTAGAGCAGCGGTCTCCAAAACCGCAGGTTGCAGGTTCGAGCCCTGCCTGGAGTGCCATTTGCGTACCCTAGAGGGGGCGGCGCAATAGCGGAGCATCTGGCCGCGAAAGTTCCAGATGCAGCGGCAACGTCTTACTGTCCGGTAAAAGCAGATAACGGCGTTGCTGCTTATATGCCGTCATAGCTCAACTGGAAGAGCCGCCGTCTTGTAATCGGCAGGTTGTAGGTTCAAATCCTACTGGCGGCATATTCGATATTTTGGCCGTTCGGATTTCCGGGCGGTTTTTCTTTTGCATGGGTTTAGAGAGGTGGTGGCGGTGGCCTACAGCAAAAACAAAAGGATAGGCAGACCGCCCGTCTTTGAGAGCAAAGAAGAACTTGAGAAAAAAATCGAAGAGTTCTTCAAAAGCTGCGAAGGGAGCGTCCTAGAAGACGAAACCGGAAAGCCTGTTTTGGACAAATACGGAAACGTGATAAAAATCGACGAACGTCCAGAAACTGTCACCGGTCTAGCTTTGGCGTTGGGTTTTAAGTCTCGGCAATCTTTGATTGACTATCAAGGAAAAGCTGAGTTTTCTGACACGATAACGCGCGCGAAACTACGGTGCGAGAGATACGCCGAAGAACGGCTCTATGATCGTGACGGAAACGGCGGGGCAAGATTCAGCTTGCAAGTCAATTTCGGGTGGAGCGATAAGCCGAAAGAAGCGGAGCAGGAAGAGCGTCACGATGATGGTTTGATAAAGGCATTGAATGCCGCCGCAGACCTCAGCCCGCCGGATGACGTGGAGATGCTGCCAGAGGAAGAGGAAGACCATGCGGAAAAGTAACGGTTTTCGCTGGAAAGCCCTCAGCCAGCGGCAAAAGCAGGTCTTGAGCTGGTGGACGCCCCAGAGCGCATACAGCGGCTACAACGGCATCATTGCCGATGGCGCTATCCGCTCGGGCAAGACCTTTGCCATGAGCTTTTCTTTCGTCCAGTGGGCTATGACCTGCTACAGCGGCCAGCAGTTTGCCATGTGCGGCAAGACCATTGCCAGCTTCCGGCGCAACGTGCTGGGGACGCTCAAGCAGCAGCTTGCAGCCCGTGGTTACAACGTCAAGGAGCATCGGGCAGAAAACTGCATGACCGTCAGCAAGGGCGGCAAAACCAACGAGTTTTACTTTTTTGGCGGCAAGGACGAGAGCAGCCAGGACCTGATCCAAGGCATCACCCTTGCTGGGGCATTCTTCGACGAGGTGGCCCTGATGCCGCAAAGCTTTGTCAATCAGGCCACGGCCCGTTGCTCTGTTACCGGGTCAAAGTTCTGGTTCAACTGCAACCCAGGCAGCCCGCAGCACTGGTTTTATCTCGAGTGGGTGCGTAAATGCCGTTCCCGCAAGATGATGTATCTCCATTTCACGATGGACGATAACCTGTCACTTTCCGAGGACATCAAGGCCAGATACCGCAGCCAGTACAGCGGCGTTTTCTACCAACGCTACATTCTGGGCCTGTGGACGGTGGCAGAGGGCCTTGTATATGACATGTTCGACCGCAAGAAGAACGTTGTTGATGTGCTTCCGGCGCTGTCTCCAAAGAGCGCTTATGTGGCGTGCGACTTTGGAACCCAGAACGCAACGACCTTTCTGCTGTTCCAGAAGCGGGCAGATGCAGACTGCTGGATCGTCACCCGGGAGTACTACTACAGCGGCCGCGAACAGAAGCGGCAAAAGACCGTGGGCGAGTATGTTGCAGACCTCAAAGCGTGGCTGGATGGTCTCAAGCCGGAGAGGATCATCGTTGACCCCTCTGCCCTGCCCCTGATTACAGAGCTGCGCAAGAACGGCTTTACTCAGACACCAGCAAACAACGACGTTCTGAGCGGCATTCTGGACGTACAGACCATGCTGCAGACCGGGCGGCTGAAGATCTACAAAGACTGCAAGCACACGCTGGAAGAGTTCGGCGTGTACGCTTGGGACCCTGACAAAGACGACACCGTGCTGAAGGTCAACGACCACTGCATGGACGCTATCCGCTATTTCGTGCGCACAAAGCGCCTTGTAAAACTGAGGGATTGATTTTGAGCACTGTATACACATTCCAGACCTTCCAGCAGGCGCAAGCCGCCGGGGAACAACTTGATTTCATCCGGCGGTTCGTGCAGCAGCACTGCGCTTCCAAGCCCTACAAGATGGCTCTGGACGCCGACCTGTACGATGCCCAGAAAAACCCGGGAGCTGAGCGCTTTGCGCAGGCTTACGCTTTGATGCTGAAACGTCTGTCCAAAAACACCAAGCAGGACACCCCACACCCCGATATGGTCAAGAGCAACCTTTTCCGGCGGCTCAACAAACAGAGAGCGACCTACTCCCTCGGCAACGGCGTGGTCTTTGCGGACGATGGCGTGGACAAGGACAGGCTGGGGCAGAACTTTGACGAGCAGATCCAGAAGGCCGGATATTTCGCCCTGATCCACGGCGAGAGCTTCGGATTCTGGAACAGTGACCATCTGGTGGTTTTCAAGCTGACCGAGTTCGCGCCCCTGTACGACGAAAAGACAGGCCTTTTGCAGGCAGGTGTGCGCTTCTGGCGGCTGAACCCGGACACGGATATGCACTATATCCTGTACGAGTTGGACGGCTTTACCGAGTACACGGAAAGCAAAATCGGCAATGTGATGAAGGAGACCGTAAAAAAGCAGGCATACAAGAGAGTGACCGTCACCACACCCGGCGGCGGGCTGGAAAGCGTGGAGGGCGAAAACTACAGCGCTCTGCCCATTGTGCCGCTGTGGGGATCCGACCTGCACCAGAGCACCCTTGTGGGCCTGAAAGCCTACATCGACAACACCGATTTGGTGATGTCCGGCTTCTGCAACGACTTGCAGGACTTTTCGCAGATCTACTGGCTGTGCGAGAACTTCAACGGCATGACCGATGACGAGCTGCAGGAGTTCCTTGTCAAGCTGAATCTGTACCACATTGCAGGCGCAGACACCAGCGAGGGCGGCAAGATCACCCCCTACACCACCGAGATCCCTGTGACGGCCCGGCAGGCTCTGTTGGAGCTGCTCCACACCCGGGTGTATGAGGACTTCGGCGGTCTTGATGTGCATTGCGTGAGCGCAGACAGCACCAACGACCATCTGGATGCAGCCTATGAACCGCTAAACCAGAACGCGGACGACTTTGAGGCGCAGGTCAAGCCGTTCATCCGGCAGATCTGCGCACTGGCTGGCTTTGAAAACGCTATGCCGGCATTCAACCGCAGCAAGATCACCAACACCGCTGAACAGGTCGCGACGGTGATTTCTGAGGCACCGATCATCGGGCAGGACATGGCCATTGACCTACTGCCCAACCTGACCCCGGAACAAAAGGAGCGGGCCAAGGCCGCGCTGATGGCTGAGAGCGCAACACGTGAGACCGTGGACGAGGAGGAGGACGAAGACGATGGCAGCAAATGAGACTTACGAAGAGTTCGTGGAGAAGTTCAAGCCCAAAAAGACCACGGACGACTGCTATACACCGCCCGGCGTGTACGCTGTCATCAAGGACTGGGCCTGCAAGGAGTACGGCATCGACCCGGCCAAAATTGTGCGCCCGTTTTACCCCGGCGGCGATTATGAGAATTTCGACTACCCGGAGGGTGCTGTTGTTCTGGACAACCCACCGTTTTCAATCCTGTCCAGAATTTGCGGATTCTATCTCGATCGTGGCATTCCGTTCTTCCTATTCGCTCCATCTCTTACGGCGTTTTCTGGAAGGGCAAATACTATGCGGATGAACCATATCATTTGCGGCTGTGATATCGAGTACGAAAACGGCGCAATCGTCCGAACAAGTTTTGTGACCAGTTACGGCGGGGACATTGTAGCGCAGACCGAACCCCGTCTGACAAAGCTGGTAAACGATGAGGTGGAGCGCTTGCGACGCACCAAAACAGTACATCTTCCAAAGTATACATACCCGGATCACATTGTAACGGCCGCATTGCTTCAACGATACAGTCATTACGGTGTGAGTTTCAAAATTCACAAAAAGGACTGCGCTCCGATTTATGCGCTGGATGCACAACGCTCCACGGGAAAAACTATTTTTGGCGGCGGCCTGCTGCTGTCTGATCGCGCTGCGGCTGAGAGGGCTGCGGCTGTAAAATGGGAGCTGTCCGCCCGGGAGCGTGCCATTGTGGAGTATCTGAACAGCCATGAAACAGACTGACCGTGACCGTATCTCTACCCGCCAGCTGAACCGCCTGCGCCGCCGTATCCTCCGGGTGTACGGCACTGCCCGCCGGGAGATGCAGGAGCAGCTTACCGAGTTTCTGGCAAAGTACAAAGCGCTGGACGAGCGCAAACGGGCACAGCTGGATGCAGGCGAGATTACAGAGGATGATTACCGCATCTGGTTGCAAAATCAGGTCTTTCAGTCCGATTTGATGCACGCCAAGCTTGACGGCATCACCCAGACCTGCACCACAGCCCAAGAGACGGCCTACAAGCTGGCCCGGGACGAGCAATACAACATCTTTTCCTTTGGCGCAAACTGGGCTTTCTACGAGCTAGAACAGGCCGCAGGCGTGACGTTCGGGCTGACCCTGTACAACACCGAGGCGGTGCGGCTGCTTTTGCAGGAGCGCCCCCGGCTTGTACCCAACAAGCGTATCAAAAGCGAGAGCAACAAAACCTATGATGCAAAGGTATTCAATCGCTACGTCATGCAGGGCATTGTGCAGGGCAAGAGCGTCCACGACATCGCCGTGCAGGCCGTCAACGGCATGGCCGACACGGAGATCCACTGGGCCATGAACAACGCCATCACGGCCCTTACCAGCGCCCAGAACGCCGGGGCTTTGCAGCAGATGCGCAACGCCCAGGCTTTGGGCATCGAGGTCAAAAAGCGATGGAATTCTACCCACGACTACCGCACCCGCGAGATGCACCGCCTGCTTGACCAGCAAACGGCAGAGCTTGACGAGCCGTTCAAGGTCATGGGTTACGAGATTCAGCGCCCTGGCGACCCGAACGCAGCGCCGGAGATGGTCTACCACTGCCGCTGTGTGCTGTCCTCTGCACTGGGCAAGTATCCCCGACAGAACGCCATGCAGCGGGACAATGTGACAAAAGGGACCACCCCCGTCATGGATTACACCGAGTGGTATAAGGCCAAAGGCGGCAAAGAGAAAGAGCAAATGTGGTGGGCGGAAGAGAGAAAACGGAGAAAGGAGAGCGAAAAGCATGAAAAATAAGAAGTTTGGGATTGTCGTAATCAACGATGACTTTTTCTTGAACTTTTGCCGTGATTTTAAGCCCCCGTGTGGTTACATTAAGCCAAAACACGCGCGGCCTTCCTACGGAAATGGCGCAAAGCCGCATGGAGCACACAAACGCATTATTAGGACAATGGAAGGATTCAGAAAATGAATGTCTTAATGTCGGATGCCGATTATGCACCGTGGCTTATGGATGCGCTCAAGCTGATTGAAGAAGAGAAGGTCGAAAAACTTGCAGTAGTAGGCATTACTGCCAAAGGTGAGGTCATGACCGGTTATTATCACATGGAAATGTCCGATAAAGCTCTTGTTTCTGCTCATATGCAGGCTGACGCTGTACTGGATTCGGTTTGTTCCAACGGAGAGCTGATCCAAAGACGTTGGGCAGAGCAGGAGGAAGAAGGGGAAGATGCCGATGAAATTTGAATACAACATCAAATTCACCGACAACACCCCGCGGCTGTTTGAGGCGCTGGACTCTTGGGCGGAACGGGTGCTGACCATCTGGGGCATGACGGTGCAGGACTACGCCCGGCTGCTTGTGCCCACAGGCACGGCAGACAGCACGGGCATTGAGGGCTACGTGGGCGGCGCGCTCAAGCAGAGCCTGACCTACGCCGTATACCTTGCAAAAAAGACCGTGACCATCGGGTCAAATCTCTTTTACAGCGTCTACGTGGAGTTGGGCACGGGCATCTTTGCCGAGAAGGGCAACGGACGCAAAACGCCGTGGGTCTGGAAGGACTTCAACGGCAAGTGGCACTTTACCCGTGGCATGAAAGCCCGCCCGTTCCTCCGCTCGGCGGTGGAGGAGCACATCGAAGAGCTGCGAGAGATTGCTGTGGAAGAAGGAAACAAGGAGACATAACATGAAGAAAATTTTCGCATCTATCATGCTGCTTGCGGCGCTTTTGCTGTGCGGCTGTTCGGAGGCTGACAAGGCAAATCACAACATCGCAAAGCAGGCGGATTACTTTGAGAGCGAGCGCAAACTAACCGTTTACAATGCCCGTACAGACAAGGTGATCATGGAAGCCGAGGGTTACATGTCCATCTCCAACAACTCAAACAATGAGCTGGTCTGCACCGTCAAAATAGGGCCTAACACCTACCGAAAAAATTATGTTTACCTGAACGATTACACCATGTATGTGGTAGAGGACATCACCGGCACCCATACCGACCCGTACCACTACAAGCTCTATTTTCACACGGACGTTTTGCCAAGCGTGGAAACAAAGCCGTAAAATTTAATACTCAGCGGTTGGCGCACAGCGTCAGCCGCTTTTTTATGCCGTTTTCGCTCAATGGTAGAGCTGCTGATTTGTAACCAGCGGACGCGGGTTCGATTCCTGCAAGCGGCACCACACCGGCAGCACGTCCGGCAAATAAACCTTATTGCCAAGCATGGCAGCCCGAGCAAGGGCGGAAAGGACTATCACATGGCACTCGAACGAAAGACTCTCCGGGCGATTCTGGAAGATGAAACGACCGACACTAGCGGCAAGCTCAAGAAAATTCTGGACGTGCTGCATGAGGAAACGGACACCTTGCAGAACCAGATCGATGAGAAGAACGCAGCCCTCGCCAAAGCCGAAAAGGACCGGGACGCAGCCAACGGCGGCAAGGAAGCCGCTGAAAAGGCGCTGACCGACTACAAGGCTCAGCAGACCCAGAAGGACACCCACGCAGCCAAGGAAGCCAAGTTCCGGGAGCTGCTGAAGGCCGCCGGGGTGCTGGACAAGTATGCAGACCGCGTTGTGCGGCTGTCTGGCGAGGATATCGACAAGCTGGAGCTGGACGATAAGGGCGAGGTCAAGGACGCCAAGAAGCACACCGACAGCCTGAAAGCTGATTGGAGCGACTTCGTAGGCACTACGACTACCACCGGCGCAAAGGTGGACACCCCGCCCACCAACACCGGCTCCAAAATGACCAAAGACCAAATTTTTGCAATCAAGGACGCTGGCGAACGCCAGGCCGCGATTGCTGCAAATGCCGACCTGTTTACAGGCGGCGGAAAGGACTAACACATGGCAGCAAAAGAAAATATCACTATGACCACCGATATCACCGTAGCCGCGCGTGAAATCGACTTTGTGACCCGTTTCCAGCGCAACTGGGACCATCTGCGCACCATTCTGGGCATCATGCGCCCTATCCGGATGCAGCCTGGCACCGTGCTCAAGAGCAAGTATGCACAGGGCACCCTGCAGAGCGGCACCGTGGGCGAGGGCGAAGAGATCCCGTTCAGCAAGTACACCGTCAAGGAGAAGGAGTACGGCAAGATCACCATCGACAAGTACGGCAAGTCTGTCACCCTTGAGGCGATCCAGAATTACGGCTACGATGTCGCCGTGCAGAAGACCGATGATGAGTTCCTGTACGACCTGACCGCTCTGGTAACGGATAAGTTCTACAAGTTCCTGAACACCGGCACCCTGAAGGGCACTCCCAAGACCTTCCAGATGGCGCTGGCACATGCCAAGGGCGCGGTCGAGAACAAGTTCAAGACCATGCATCGCACCGTGACCGGCGTTGTTGGCTTTGTCAACGTGATGGACGTGTACGACTATCTGGGCAATGCCAATATCACCGTGCAGAACCAGTTCGGCTTCCAGTACATCAAGGACTTCATGGGCTACAACACCATCTTCCTGCTGTCCGACAGTGAGATCGCGAAGGGAAAGGTTATTGCCACCCCGGTAGACAACATCGTCATGTACTATGTGGATCCTGCGGATAGCGAGTTTGCCCGCGCAGGTCTGGTCTACCGGACCGCAGGCGAGGCAAGCAACCTCATCGGCTTCCACACTCAGGCAAACTACAGCACTGCAACCTCCGAGAGCTACGCCATTATGGGCGTGACCCTGTTTGCTGAGTATCTGGATGGTATCGCTGTCGAGACCATTACCCCGGGCGAGTGATCGCCCCTTTGTAAGGAGGATGCCCCATGACTGTACCGGAGCTGTGCGTCTACACGCACAATTTCTTTGACCGGGCGGACGACCCCGTTGCCGGGGAGTTCGCCTTTGAGCCGGATACCGTTCCCGCCGGGGTAGTGCCGGGGCAGTATTTCCTCGTGTGCGGATCCATCTTCAATGACGGCGTGCACAAGGCCGGGGACGGCGATCTGACCGCCGAGACCTTCACCGGGACGGTGCAGCCCATGCGCGTGCCGCCTGCTTTTGTTGCGCTGGCTGAAAAAATCGACGCATACGACAAGGCTCTGCCGTCCAGCGGCGTGTATGTGTCCCAGTCCTTTGCCGGGTGGTCCGGCACGATGGCTACAGGCGCGGACGGCCTGCCCGCAGACGGCAAGACCCGCTATAAATCCGAGATCAATCAGTGGAGGAAGATGTGACATGGTCAACGCATTCACTGCATCCACCGTGATGCAGAGCTTTACCCAAAAATACCGTTTTCAGACCCGAAGCTATGAGCCGGACGGCGTGGGCGGCTTTGTGTCCGGCTGGCAGGACGGCCCCGAGTTTGAGGCCGTGGAGCGCCACGACACCACTGTGGAAGCTCAGGTGGCGGAGCAGGCTGACACCGCTTCCACCTATACGCTGCTGGTTAACACGGGTGTGCCGCTGGCTTTCCCGGACTATATCAAGCGGGTAAGCGACGGGCAGACCTTTCAGATCACAAGCACAGCGGACGAAAGCAAAGCCCCGCCGGAATCCGGCATGGGGCTGCGGGCCGTCAAGTGCAAAAAGGCGGTGCTGCCGTAATGGGACCGTCTGAGAGCATCAACCGGGCACTGAACGCTTTTTTCAACGGATTTGGCATCCCGGGCTATCTGGAAGACAACATCCCGCCCGCCGCTTCCCTGCCCTACCTGACCTACAAGCCCGCCGTCCCCGGCGGCTGGAACGAGGAAGCGTCGTTTCATGGCCGCTTGTGGTATCCAAGCAGCGCAGGGCGTTTGCCCATCTTACAGACCGAAGACCAAATTAGCGCAGCCCTTGCAGGCGGTTTGACCGTGCCGTGCGAGGGCGGCGCTATTCTTTTGCGCAAAGGCACCCCGTGGGCCCAGCCGATGGACAACCCGCCCGAGGGCTATTTGTGCGAGTACCTGAATTTTGAGATCACGCAGCTATGCGAGTAAGGAGAATTATGGGAAGAAAATTTACCAAAATTTCCGCAGAAGCATTCAAGTCCATGCAGATCAACGCGGGCCTTGTGCTGAACAAGTTCGACACTGAGGGCCAGACCGCCGTCGCTGATGCCGACATCATCTGCGCAACCACTGGCGGCATCACCGCCACCTGTACCCCCAACATCACCGACCTGGGCGAAGATGTGGACAACTGCCAGAAGAACACCGTGGAGCTCATGGAAATTGAGGATTACGACTGCACGCTGGCCTTCACCGCGCTGAATACCTCCGCCGAGGTCATCCGCATGGCGCTGGGCGCAGCGGACGTGGCCGGGGGCAAGGTAACGCCCCGCATGACGTTCAAAACCGACAAGACCACGGGCGACTTCAAAACCATCTGGTTTGTGGGCGACCTCATCGGCGGCGGCTATGTGGCTGTTCGGCTGGACAACGCAATCAGCACGGGTGGCCTGTCCCTCAAGACAACCGACAAGGGCAAGGGCAATGTGTCCGTCACCCTGACGGGCTGTGTCCGCATGGGCGACGAGACCGTCCCAATGGAGTTCTTTGTAAGCGAAGACGCGGCAGCATAAGGAGTGGAACAATGAAAACTCTCAACCAGATGGACGAAACAGAATTTCTGCGCCACTGTTACATGATCGCGGACAAGGTGGCCACCCTGCTGACCGAGACGCAGGTGATGGAGCTGCGCAAAGTCGGCCCCATCCTCACGGGCAGTGAAACCCCCGATGAGCTCAAGGCAAAGAAAGAAGCCCAGGGCCGCAAGAACATCAAGGCAATGGCAAAAAAGCTGCTGTTCGACAATGCTCAGAACACAGCGGAGCTGCTGCCTTTGCTGTATGAGCTGGAAACGGACAAGGACGGCAACCCTGAAAAGATGACTCCCTTCAAAACCCTGCGCGTCATCACGGAGACCATCAACGACCGGGATGTGCTGGATTTTTTATCCTCGTTGGTGAGGTTGGCTCAGACCGATATCGGCGGCTGATCTCATCCATCCGGCTGGATATGCTGAAAGCCATTGGCAAACCCTACATTGCCCAACATTGCGTCGATGCGATGCAGCAGGAAGCTTACGAGAAGAGCTACCGCGCCTACATCACGGACGCTCTGGCCAGCCTTGTGGGCATGGAGTGTCGGTGGGTGGACACCCTGCCCGACTTTAATACTCCCGCCCGGCCCAAGCAGAGCGCAGAGGAAATCAAGGCCCGTATTCTGGCCGGGCTGAACGGAGGTGATACGCCCTGAAACTTTTTGAATTGATGGCCACTCTTGGGCTGGACACGTCCGCGTATGAGCGGGGCATCAACAACGTCCAGAGCGAGACCAAAAAGACCGTGACGGCGCTTTCCAGCGAGTACAGCAAGGCCGCAAAAAGCGTTCTGGAACTGACAAAGCAGTATAACGAATCTGCCGCCAAGACGGGCAAGACCTCGGCTGAGACCAAAGAGCTGAAAAATAAGCTTGCAGCAGCTGAGGCACAGCTCAAAACAACCGCCTCCGCCCTGAAATCCGCAAACAACGGCATGGACTCCTTTGGCAAATCGGCCAGCAGTACGGGAAGCGGGCTGACGGCGGCGCTGACAAAATCGCAGCTTCTGGCTTCTGCCATCTCCACGCTTTCCACCGCGGCCCTCAGTGGTGCAAAGCAGTTTGTGTCTATGGGCATCGAGTACAACGCCCAAATCGAAAGTTACCGCGTGGGTCTAACCAATATGCTGGGCGATGCACAGGCGGCCAATGAGGCCATGGCGGCCATTCAAGAGGACGCAGCCCGCACTCCGTTCAGCGTGGATTCGCTGACGCAGGCAAACCAGCTGCTGATCAGCGCGGGTGAAAATGCAGGCTACTCCCGCAAGGTCATCATGGCGCTTGGCGATGCTGTTTCCGCCACCGGCGGAGGCAACGCGGAGCTTTCCCGCATGGCAGCTAATCTGCAGCAGATCGCCAATGTGGGCAAAGCGTCCGCAATCGACATCAAGCAGTTTGCCTATGCAGGCATCAACGTTTATCAGGTGCTGGCTGACTACACCGGGAAAACGGTGCAGGAAGTCCAGAACATGACCATCAGCTATGACCTGCTGTCTAATGCCCTTATTGCTGCCAGCGAGGAGGGCGGGCGCTACTACAACGCCATGGACACCCAGAGCCAGACCATGAATGGACGTGTGTCAACCCTGAAAGATAACGTGAGCCAGCTGGCCGGGCTCATGACGGGCGACCTCAGCAGCGGAATCGGTGTGGTAATCTCCAACCTCAACGATATGACCGTGGCGGCCATCGAAGCTTACAAGACGGACGGCTGGAAGGGGCTCGGCGAGGCAATTCTGGAACTGAACAACCCCATCAACTCCGTCATCAAGAAATTTGGCGAGCTTGGCTCTGCCGGAATCGGCGTTCTCGATAAATTGAGCTTCAAGCTCAACAAAGCCCTCGGGAAGAATGCTTACGCGGGGTACGAGAACAGTGATGAAGGATACAAGCAGTACCGCTCTGACAAAAACAGCCAGAGCAACTACGACCGCCGACGGAAGGACGCTAAAAACGGAAAGGGCATCTACAACGAAAGCTGGACGGAACGGCAGGCAAAGGCGGCTGCAGCCGCCGGGAACGGCGGGAGCAGTATCACTGCCTCGGGCGGCACAGGCGGCGGAAAAAGCAAAAAATCTACCGCCAAAGCGGCTGCTGACACCAAAAAGCTGGCGGATACCGTCACCGAAACGTCGAAGCAGATCCTTGCCGGAACGGGCAACATCGTGGGCAACATCCAGCGCGTGGTGGAGACTGCCGACAATACCTACAACGTCTACGACGGCACCACCAAAAAGCTCAAGGGCACCACAAAGGAGACCGTGGAGACCATCACGGACTCTTGGAAAGAAGTGGTGGACGGCACGGAGAAGACTATCAAATCGGTCACAAAGAAAGTGACCGATGCGGCCGGAAAAGTGACCACGACCACGCAAAAGAGCTGTGACGATGTGGTTTTGTCCGTGACGGAGCTGCAAAGCCGCATTGACCAGAACCTCAGCAATGCGCAGAAGCAGTGGTCGAACGGCATCTTTGGCCGCCTGCAAAACGCGTTCACCGACCTGAAAAACCGCAACTGGGCCGGGTTGGCTACAGACGTGGCAAATCTCATCTGGGGCGAGGTATCGCAGGATCAGCGGGAGCTTATCTCCAAGTGGGCGGCGGATGCGCTGAGTGTCATCAATAACGCGTACAGTGGGGGCGGCGTAAAAGCGGCCTTCGCTACCATCAAATCGCTCTTTACGGACGGCATTGCTGCCAGCGCAACAGAAGCGGGGACAGCGGTGCAAAGCTTTGGCTCCATCCTGTCCAGCTTGAGCGCATCCGGTGGGGCAGGTGCCCAGCTGGCCAACGTCGCCAGCGGGGTGTCCAGCATGGCCACCTCTATCATGGGCAGTCTGGGCAATATCGTCTCGCTTGTGGCATCCAACCCTGTGCTGGCTGCCATCCTGGGCGTGGCTGCTGTGGCGGGCGGTATCGGTCTGGCCGCATGGCTGGGCAGTAAAAGCGGCGAAAAGGAAAGCACTGACAGCAAGAGCACGACGCTTTCCTACAAGGACATCCAGGACGCCTACTGGTACGGCAGCCAGCGCAGCTTTGCCGGGTACGATTTCCGCGCCGATGGCTATGCGTTCGGCGAAAGCCCGGCAAACGGGCGGCTTTCGTCCTACCAGCAGAAAATGCAGCAGTCCGTGGACGCGCTGTACAACGTGGTACAGCAGTACCTTCCCCAGACGGCAAACACTGTCATTAAGCTGGATGATGGCACGCTGGTGGGCGCACTGGCACCTTCTATTGATGCACAGCTGGGCCATCTGGCCACGCTGGCAGAAAGGGGAAACTGAAATTTGTACAAAATCTTTGCATATCCCTTTGGCAACCCCAACGACAAGCGCCTGATCTACGCTCCCAATAGCCGCAATGCCCTTGTGCTGTCTCCCAAGCTGACCCGAGAGGTCAGCAAGGGCGGCAGCCTTTCTTTTACCATGACGCGCGACCATGAGCAGTATGAGAGCCTGCAAAAGATGTCCACCTGCATCACCGTTGAACAGGACGATAAAGAGATCTGGCGCGGGCGTGTCCTGAGCCATGAGGCAGACTGGTACAACCGCAGGGTCATCTACTGCGAGGGCGCTTTGTCTTACTTCAATGACAGCGCGATCACCCCTTTTAACTACGAGGGAAAGCTGGCGCAGTTTTTGCAGCACCTTATCGATGCCCACAACCAGCAGTGCGGCAACATGAAAATGAAACGCTTCGAGCTGGGCACTGTCACTGCGGCACTGGGTGATCTTGTTGTGCACTATGGAGACCGGGACAGCTACGGTGTGGGCGAAGACTACGGCAGTACCTGGGATATCATCGACAAGATGGTGCTCAAGGTGTACGGCGGCTATGCCTACTGCACCTACAACCCCGCCACGGGCAACAACGTGCTCAACTATTGCGATCAGGCCTTTGAAGCTGACCGTTTGGTCAACCAGACCATTGAGTACGGCGTGAACCTGCTGGATTTCACAGAAAAAACCGATACCAACAGTCTTTTTACCCGTGTGTATCCCATGGGAAGCAAGCACACGGTCGAGGAGACAAAGTGGAAGTGGAAATTTTTGTGGTGGGGTGAAAAGTACACAGAAAGCCATGAAGAGCGCTATGGCATTTCTGGAACGGACGCGGCGACCGTCAGTAAGTATCTGCCAAAAGGGTATTCGTACCGGCTGGACAGCAGTGACGGCGACTGCGGATGGATCCAGAATGATGCAGCGGCCCAGAAGTTTGGCATCGTGTCAGCCCTGGGCGAGTATGACACCGACAGCGACAACGACACCTTTGCTGCAGGCGTGCAGGATCTTCAGAAAAACAGCTTGATGGTGACGAGCTACACCGTCAAGGCTGTGGATCTGCGAGATGCGGGCTATGACAAGGACAGGCTGACTTTTGCCAGCTATGCCCACATTATCAGCAAGCCCCACAGCATCGATGTCATCATGCTGTGCACAAAGCTGGTGGAACCGCTGGATCAGCCGGACAAAAAGGAGTATACCTTCGGCATGACCCGGCAGACTTTGACCGACCGACAAGTGGCCAACCTGGGCCGCACCAACCTGCTGGATGAGGATACGGCATCCGCTGAAAAATATCAGCAGAGCACTCTTAACCAGCTTTTCAAGTACCAGAAGTCTAACGACAAAAGAGTGGACGAGGTGGACAAAAAAGCTGGCGAAGCGGCCAAAACGGCTACCAACTTTCTGGAGTTTACCCCGGAAAACGGCCTTATCGTCCGGCATGACCAGCTGCCCAACAAAAGGGTGCAGATCACCAACGACGGCATAAAAGTGCTTTCCGGTTCCAGCATGGTCAACATCAAGTCGGATAGCATTTCCATCACAGACGGCAACGGCAGCTGCACTATCGACTCCGGAAAGATTACCTTCTACGGCATCCGAAACGCCCGTATCTGGGACTTTGGGGACAACAGCTCTTTTGGAGCACAGACAATCCCGCTGGACCTGTCCGATTTTTCTGCTGTGTATCTGACCTATACCAGCAAGAAAGGATCCACATGGTGGGCCAGCGGCGGCACTGCCGGATGTGTGACCATGGTCATCCCGGTCAATGGCGTGGAATACGCCATGACTTACCCGTGGAACACCACTCACATGCGGACGGTGCGGGTCAACTCAGGGGGCATCACTTTCGGACCCGGTCGTGAGCGCACATCGAACTACGTCACGGGCAACAACTACACCCCAGTAGTAGCGCCGACGAATTTCAGCATCGACCTGGAAAGCCCCGGCTCTGACGGGTGGACACAAAATGACTCCCTCTGTATGCCACGAGAACTATACGGTTTTATGTGAGGTGAAGGACAGATGAAAGTACCCGGCTGTAAATTTATGTGCAAAGTGTGCTCCGATGGTCGCATTTACAGCGGCGGATGGGGCGTTGAAGAAGTGATCCCGAACCCTCTCCCAGACAACTGCATGGTCTTCGATGAGTTCCCGGAGGACTGGGAGGATGGCGGCTCGCACTATGTGTGGGACGGAGAAAAGTTGGTATACAGCCCTCTGACCCCGGAGCAGCTGGCCGTGATCCAGAGCGGAGGTGAGCTCAAATGCTGATGGGCGCACAGATCGGAACTATCCATACCCTCAAAGACCTTGGCCTTTATCTGAAGGTGGGCAGCCCTATGATATCCGGTGCAGAGCCAGAGACGATGCTTGTCAATGTCCCGGGCTCTGACTTTATCCTAGACCTGTCCAGGGCTTTGGATGGGGAAGTGCACTACAAGCAGCGCACCATCAAGCTGGAGCTTATCTGTAAGTCTCCGAAAAAGCAATGGACGACCATCCAAAGCGCCCTTGAAAATGCCTTACAGGGCAAGTGGCTTCGGTGCGTTTTTGATGAGGACAGTGCCTGGTACTGGCAGGGCCTTTGGCGGGTAGACCCCAGTGAGAAAAACCGACATGATATGGCCTTTACCATAGAGGGCACTTGCAATCCGTACAAAAGAAATGTTACCGCGGATGCGGGTGCGGACTGGCTCTGGGATACCTTTGATTTTGAAACCGATACCATCTACGACACACCTACAGGAGTGATTAGCTTATGATTACACTCAACTTTGATGAGGTTTTGAAGCGCATTTATAACGCCAAAAAAGGCGTTGAGGTCCGCTACGGCCTCGGCCAAGGCTTTGAGTACTGCAAGCAATTTGCCGACGAGGCTCAAGGCTATGCCACCAACGCCAAAGCCAGTGCGGACAAAGCCGAGCAGACCGTGGCGGGCATCGAGCAGACCAAAACCGATGCGGTGCAGGCGGTGCAGAATGCCCAGAGCACGGCCACGACCGCCGTACAGCAGGCCCAGAGCACCGCCACGACCGCCGTGACGACCAAGCAGGCCGAGGCCGTGCAGGCCGTGGACGATGAGCGCGACGCGGCTTTGCAGCAGGTGGCCGATTCCACCCAAGTCGCCCAGACCGCCGCCAGCAATGCGGCTGCATCCGAACAGGAGGCTCAGGCCAGCAAAGAAGCTGCCGCAACCTCTGCCGGGGCCGCTGCAAACTCTGCCACCGCTGCCTCCGGCAGCGCCCGCGCGGCGGCCACGTCGGAGAGCAATGCCGCATCCAGCGCCCAGAGCGCTAGCACCGACGCCGACCGGGCCGAGGCCGCTGCCAATCTGGCGGGCACCCGAGCGAACACGGACAAAACCCTCAAGACCGAAAACGCCCCTGCCGACGCAAAGGCCGT